GGCTCGAACGGTTCAGCCGAATCGGCTTCGCCACCCGCAGGCGCGTCGGTGTAGAGGATTCCTGCGAAGTCAGCGGCCGTTTCAGCGGCAGCCAACACGGCAAGCGTGAATCGACGTAGTTGTGCGAAGAGCGGCAGCGCGGGCGTGATGTCCGGAATGCCGCGCGCCTGTCCTGGTCGGTCGCAGCGGAAGTAATGAATCACACCGTCCGCAGGATACGGGTCATAAGACAGGCTGTTGACGACGAAGCGGTCGCTCCCCGGATGTTCCTTGAGGACGTGATACGCCACTGGATTGCCGAAGGCGTCGAATACGATTCCATCAACGGCGTTGAGCTGACTGGGAGACAGATCGGGCGTGCAGACCTGTTCCGCCTCGACCAGTCGCAAATCGAGATTGATCGGGGACGGCGAATCTTCGTTACTGGTCAGGATGGCAAACGCCTCGCCATCACTGGCTCGAGCCATTCGCATTGTGCGGAGCTTTTCAGGCAGTCCAACCGCCGCGGACCACTTGGCAAACTCGCGCTCGACCATCCGATTGGCCTCGCCATCGGGCGTGAGCATCTGTAATCGCGGGCCGGTACCCACGACGTCGTTGGCGAGGGTGAGGACGATGCCCCGGGCATAACTGTTGTTGGCCACTTCGTAGCGGGCTCGATTGCGTAGCGTGCAACGCACGTCCGGGCTGTTGGCGGCGTTGGCGCTGAGCCCATCTGCATTAGCCCAATGCCGTCGGTTATCCGCCGTGGTCGTGGCCGCGTCGTAGCGGCCTCGCAGCGTCCGACGGCGCAGCAGCCGCGCGCCATCCGTTCCGGACGTTGATCGAAGCACTTTGGCGACCCAATTCCACACGTCAGTCGATTCCCGGAGGCACGAGTTTGTTAAATCGCAATCCACGACTCTTGGACTTGGCGGCCTCTTTCGACGCCAGATACTTGTCCGCCTCGATCTGGTCGGTCAGCTTGTGCTGCTCGACGCTCCCCGCATCGCCAGCCGCTCTGGCTGGCCCTTGGGCGTTTTCGCGGATGGTGTCTTTGAGATCGTCAGCCATCAAAGTCGCTCCCAACGTGGACGTGAATTACGCCCGCCTATTGGGATAACAACCCGGTGCGGAGGCAAACTGACGAAATCGACTGAAGAGATTGCGGAATCGTGCTACATCTAGCAATCTTGGGGTGGCTTTATGAGCGTGAAGCAATTCGCTGTAGTTTGGCGAGGCCGACTGCTGCCTCGTCTACCGCCTGACTTACGACAGGATGGCACTTTGAATTCGCAGATGCCAAAATGCATGTTGCAAGTCGCGCAGGGTCTGGTTGGGATCCGCGAGAAGGAGGTGTGAAAGGGTTGAAACATGAGCGGATTGAGACTCATCGCCAGTTATTCCATCAGCCTCGCTGTTTTGTGGCTGATCACGTCAATTGCGGCGGGAGTCTGGATAGGATCCGTTTCGGAGGGGGTCGGGCTGGCAACGGCCGTACCGTTTGCTCCTCCGTTGTATGGCGTTGCAGTGCTCGTTGCGGACTGGGAAGACTTGTCGCTGGTGGACAAGAAGTTTGTGTTGGCTATGACATGTCTGACGTCATCTCTGGTGCTAATTGCCAGTGTGATCACGGCGTTCTGTAAACGAGCGCAGAAACGCTGGCTCGTCGTTTCCCAGGTGCTGCTTGTCGTGTATTGGGCGGTCGGTGCATGGGTGACTTATCTGCTGGCATACGCCTTGTCTCACATGCCGTAGTAGTCCAGCATCTCGGTGACACGTGCCGTAGGGGAGATGACGACTGGAATGGGAGCGACTCGAACGATGAGTGCCGACGCCGGCCGACACGAGAAGCCATAGCCTCAGATCAGCAATCTTGAGACGGCCGGGAATGTGCCGGCGGCGCCTCGAAGGTTACTACTCGTCTCCCACAGTGGCGGCATGTCTTGCGGCGGCGAATCCGGCCGTCGCGCAACGGCTCGGTGTGGGTCGTGTCGAAGTGTCGGCAGCCGCACTGCGGACAACGAATGCCACGTTCGGATCGCGGAGGTGACTTAAATGTCATTTGCGTCGGCTCCGCTGGAGTTCGGCAAAGCTAACGCGCTGGCGTGAAGGAGCGGGAACTGCTTCCGTCCCCTGCAGGGATACACCCTGCATCGAAGCCGCCACCGCGCACCCGACCAGGCCGTCAAACCAATGGTTGTCGCCCCGCTCGGGACGCATTTTCCATTCGTCGACGGTGCGACCACGTCCCTCCGTCTTCACGCGGTACTCGGCCGATAGGTGCTCGGCGAGCAGACGATGCTGATCCGGGCTATCGCCGAATAGCGACAGACATCCGCGATCGCCCATCGTGACCGCCAGCCGCGAATGCACAAACGACTTCCAGAAGTTGGTGTCGTAGACGACATGCCGTACCGCCCGCTTGCCACGCACGTTCGGCACTCGCCAGTTCAAGCCGACACGATCTCCTGGCCGGCGTTGATATTCTGAGAACGGCTGACTGGACGCCCCTACGAAACGCCCATGACTCGGCATGATCACGCTGGCGTGGGCCGATTGCCGGCAGAACTGGGAGACCACATCGGTGGACGAACCCCAGTTGGCGTCAATCAGACACCGCTCGATCCGCAGCATGGCGCCGTCGTCACGCTTCCATTCGCGACTGAGATAGTCTGCGGTCAGCCGCTCCAGCCCCGCGTAGATCGCGCCCTCCAACCCGCTGGCCTTCGTTGCCAGCGACAGCGTATTACGGGCGTCGCGAAGTGTGAAGTACGGGCGTTTCTGATCGGGGAACGATCCATAGTCTACGACGTAGCCGGTGAAGTTGTCCTCCCAGGCCGTAACCACAAAGAACAGCAGGTTGGCTTGCACGTCGATGAACATGGTCAGGTGGTTACAGGCGATCGGTACGGCATGTCGCGGCATGCGATTTGTTTTGTTGGCGATCGCATCGGCAGTTAGCTCGTCGTCGGTTCCGGCAGCCACCGGCAGTGGCTCGTTTTGGTATTCGGCGAAGAACGCCGCTTCATCCTGTAGTTTCAAATTCACGGCATGCTGGATCGCCGACACTTCGTCATGGTTGCGTCGCTCGGGCCAGGCGATGATGGCACCCACGTCCATCGCCTTTTGGTTCGCGGCATAGAACTCCGTGGCCAGGCGAATGTCGCCATGCTGCCGTAGGCTCTCCGCTCGCACCTCACCGTAACGCTGCCACAACTTCTCGTCGGTGGGAAACGAGTAGACCATCTTGGTTCTCTCCCCATTCCATTCCGGGTGTTTGTCACGGCTGAGAATGTTGTCGGCCATGTCGCTGGGGCGAATCACGGTGCAAGGCATGATGCCGGAGATCTTTTTTCCCGGACCAGACAGGCCGAGGATGGCGCCGGCCAGGATGCTCTCGCGTGTCGCGCACTGTGACAGCGATCGGGCGGACTCGTCGGTCTGCGGATCGTCGATCACCACCAGTGACGGCCGGACCGTGTGGCCGTCGGCCCGCTTGTATTTCATGCCGCGAATCCGACCGGTGATCCCGGCCACCTTGATGATCGCGCCGCTGGCGATGCTCCCCGGCATGGTTGGCAACACGACCTCACGGGCAGTCCAACCGATGTGCGTCCGCTCTCCCTTGTAAAGCTGACCATTGCAACGGTTGGCGATGCCGTCGAGACACTGAATCGGAAACACGACCTCGGGATAGTCCTCCAAGAGGAGATCGTTTCCGTCTAGCTCCATCTTGATCGAGTCGAGCATGTCCATCGCGTGACCTTCGTCGGAACCGATCAGGCAGACGAATTCACGGTGGCCGTTGAGTACTGCCCAGATGCAAGCGCACTCACAGATGGTTGTGTTGTGAGTGGGGACCATCTTTCGCCCACACAGGTAGAGGCTGGACGGCGAATCGACTTGGATACAGCGGACGGGGACGCTGGGCACCGGATCAATAGAGACGATCTGACGATAGCTGGTCATTCCGCGAGTGGCAGGACGTGGTCCGAGAAGAGCAAGCTTACGGGCCAGCCGAAACACTGGAAGATCCTTGAAGGCAGAGAATCCGTATCGTAGAAACGGTCCGAACCTACGTCCCTCGCGAGTCATGTATCTCGTTCGACAGGTCCACTTCAGCCCCAAACCGCTGAGGAGATCTCCGAGGTCGCGGGCCAACGGGCCGTCCTTGAGCGTGATTTCACAACGTCCTCCCGGTTGCGCGGAACCGTCGGTATCCATAAGCCCCTGCAACAAGGCCAGCCGCTGCCATTGTGCGGCCCGCAGGTAGTCTGTTGGAATGCGTTTCTCATGGAGAATCCCAAGTTCCTGCAACCGCACTCGCAATGAGGAAATCTTTCCTCTGCGGACGCTGCTCCAACGATCTAGTGAATCGATGCCGGCAACTGTGCCGTACGTGAGACCCGACCAGTCCGCTGCTGTGCTCGTGGAAACACCGCACTCCAGTGCGGCCATGGCGTGCCGCAATCGTCGTGTCTTCTGACTGGGAGCTTTGTGTCCCTTCCCGACTGTTAGCGTGGCCACGTTGTCGGTGACGATGCGTACGTGAACATTTTCACCACAGTCGCGCAGCCGGCACATTGTCTCTTCAGCGTCGTTCCGATGAACCGTCACCCGGTTGCCTCCCCGGCTCCCGTCACCGAGCCAGTAGCCCAACACGTAGGGATGAATGGGTAACTCGACATCGATTCCGCGTAACGGTTGAGCCACCTTCACACGATAGCGTCGCTCGACTCTTCCGGAGTTTGTCGGCAGGTCTACACGAGATGACATCAATTGGGTTGGCAGAGTAAGCGGGTTCCGCCGACTCCAGCGATCTTCCACACTCCAAAGATGTTCTCCATCACAGACGATTGACTCGCCGTCGCTAAAAGTAACGCGATAGCAGGGGCGGTGGTGCATGATCTCGGTTACGAACCGAACCTGACAGGGCCATCCTTCCTCGTCGTAAAGGAAGTCGCCAACTTGGACTTTCTCCATGGTCGTCCACCCAAACGGCGTTGGTAGTGGTGTGTCAAGTGCCAGAGCTTTGCCGCTACCTCTAGGCATGGCCATCGCAAACAAACCGCCACGCAACACGGCCTGTTCGATCTTCGCAATGACCTTCAAGTGATCGGGAGACCAGGGCAAGTGAAACGTAAGCGGAAAGTATGATTCGCAGAAGAAGCGGAAATCGGACGCAGCCTGTGTCTTTCGATCGGGAGTCAGGACGTCGGGCAACTCACCAATGTCGCGACCCGCGATCGCCATCGCGACGTTGCGAGCGCGAGCCTTCTCTTTCACCTTTTCGTACGGGTCCCCATCGGGTTCGGGCCGTGGTGTATGGCGAATCTCCATCAGCCATGCCACGTAGCGCAACAAATCAACGTGCCGTGCGTCACCGATTCGCAGGCCAGCCCGCGTGCGATGGCGATGCATTTGACGCTCGTTGATCACCTCGCCCAACGGCGTGGAGTTCAACAGGCGGCAAAGTTCGCTTGGCCGAAGTTTTCTCGGATCACTCGCCACGCCCCATCTCCTTAACCAGCCACGCGGCGTAATGCATGAGGTTCATCGTGCCGTCGGGATTCTGCGGAGCGCCGGCCTCTAGGTCCGTAGCAATCTGTTCCACGGGAACGCGAAGCTTGGCTGCGGCCGAGAGCAACTTGGCAGCTTGTTCGGGCGTTAGTCGATTGGGGTCCAGCGGAGCGTTGTCAGCACTCATCACCGCCCCCTCTCCGCCACTTTGGCAACTGACGCCACACGGCGCGAACTGTGGCGTCCTGGGGTGATCTTCGCCTCCTTCTTCGCCCGGTTCGGCGCCGCCACACGGGCCCAATCTGGGCCTCAAAAGAAACCTGCTGAAATCCGGCTGAATTGTCGCCAAGAGCGCTTGATGTGTTTCGCGACGCATGGCTCATGTGTGACTGTCGCAACGCAAATCCCAACCACCAACCAAACGGAGAACACGCATGAACGACCGCAAGAGCAAGAAGCCGCAACTGACCGCCGAGGCCGCTTACGAGAACGCCCACCTGGTCGCGCAAGACCTGGTCCAGCGCATCGGCGAGCTGCTTTTCGACCTGCCCGCGCCCGGCAACGACGAGCACCCGATCAACTGGGCCGACGTCGGAAGCGTCAACGAAGTCAACAACCGCCTTTCCTCGATCGTCGCCTTCCTCGAAGGCACGGAAGAGTAACCAACGCCTCCAACCACGAAAGGGAGCCCCACCATGACCATCAACGAAATGATCGAACGCCTGGAAGAGTACCGCGACACAATTGGTGGCGACGCGGAAATTCGCCTGATGACGCAAAGCAACTGGCCGTTTGAAAACGACATCTTCGGCCTCGCATCGGGAGAAGAGATCAACGACGCCGCTGATGACCAAGAGCCGAACGACGACGGAGATGTGGACGCGGATCAGGTGATCTACATCTGCGAAGGCCAGCAGCTTTGCTACGGAACGAAGCGAGCCTGGGATGTTGCGTACTAAAGCCGAAACGCCCACGCGGGCGTCGCGACGGGTGGTACCCGCCGCCTGATGATGGCAGCCGAACCATCGCGAACGATTTTCACAAGGAGCCAGATCATGGCGACCAAGAAGACCACGACGAAGAAGACCACGACCGCGAAGAAGGCCTCGGGTGCGAAGGCCGTCACCAAGAAGGCCGCGCCGAAGAAGAAAGCGTCGCCGAAGGCCAAGACGGCCGACAAGCTCAGCGCCCTGGACGCTGCGGCCAAGGTGCTGGCCGAGGCGGGTGAGCCGCTCAATACCAAGCAGATGGTCGAGGCGATGGCGGCAAAAGGCTACTGGAAGTCGCCGGGCGGTGCCACGCCGCATGCGACGCTGTACTCCGCGATCACGCGCGAGATCAACAACAAGGGAAACGAGGCCCGCTTCAAGAAGACAGATCGCGGCCACTTCACTACGAACAGCTAACGGAGCCTGATCATGAAACTCAAAGATGTCACCATTGGTGGTCGCTATCGCGCACGCGTGTCGGGCGCGATGACGACGGTCCGCGTGTTGGACCTGAAGGAGAGTTCGACGTTTGGCGGCCGCTTCCGAACCACGATCGTTGCGGTCAACGAGACGACCGGTCGGCAGATCACAATCCGCTCGGCGCAGCGTCTGCGACCGCTCTGCCCACAACGCGACGCCTGAGCAATCCGTAGGCACCAACGTCGTGCCCACAAACGCCGCGTCTCGCGGCGTTTGCTCGTGGCTGGGATCGTCTGCGACCGCCGCCAGCCCACCGCGACACGGCGCAAACGTCGCCGCCGGGGAAAGGCGGTGAACGAAATGGCTCGTGCGTTGGTCAACATTGGGCGTCGAAAAGATTCCCGTGGAATCCTCGATCGAGCGCTTGATGTTTGTTGCGAATGATGGCTCATGTGTTGTCGTCGCGTTGATCCCGCATCCCGTACCCATTGGAGCACCATGATGACCACCTACTACGTCGCCACTCTTGCCTGCTACGTACTGGTCGAAGCAGAAGACGAAACGCAAGCCCGCGAGAAAGGCCACGACGCGTTGCGCGATCTGTATGCAGAACTGCGGCAGCGGCAGAGCAAGGAAGTGCCGATCGAGATCCGCACCATTCGCGAGGCAAACGAGGATGAAAACGTACATTGGA